ATTCCGTTAGGCATCTTGGCGATTGTTGCCATATATCCGTAAATTGCTACCTGTACTTGTAGGTTTGATACTACGTTTACAGACATATAAGCCTGTGGTGAGCGATATACAGTAAATGCTTCTGGTGCAAGAATTACAGCAGAATCATCATCAAATGTAGTAGCTGTGAAGTTCTTGTCTACGTATAGATCAAGTCCTAATACTGAGCCACGGATTGATTGTGGGCCAACTTGGCCTGCTGCGTTCATTGGTTGCAAGGCGTTAAATACTGGTCGCTTTGTTGTATCTTGTGCACCGATCAACGCACCCCATTGTGCTGGGTTAGCGATGTAATTCTGTGCAAAGTAACCTGTGTTTGAGTAGATAGTACGTGCGCCTTCTGTAGTAAATGCAACGATACCATCAAGATCTGCAGATGTATTTGTACCATTCATACCAGCTGCAAGTAATGCAGTTAATACTGTGGTGTCGATTGTCTTCAAATAAGCTAGAGAGAGTTGATTTGTCAATTCCTCATAAAATCCAGGATACCCGCTGCGCTCTAGGAGCTCCACAGATAGCGTATTCATTCCAGAATACTTGGATACAGTTCCTGAAAGATACTGGCTGACCATATCTGTATTTGACACTGCGCCGCCTTCGGCTTCTACAGTTACAGTTGGTGCTACACCAGTTCCACCACCACTTGAAGTAACAAGTGAAGGGATATTGATTGTAAGACCAGTTGGGGGCAAAGTTCCCTGGCTGCAAGCATCAATAGCAGGTGTACCAAAGCGTGTATTAGTTACAAACTCTGTTAGATATTGTGTTGGATTAAATCCTAATCCGTTATTAGCAAAATCATCAGCAGCTGCAATAAATAACTTTGAGTCATCGTTGCCTAATGCTGCTTTGATTTTATGCTCTGTGTATCCACCCATTGATTGAATAGGTGTACGCACTTTTGTAGAAATATATGGTGCTGTAATTGTAGGGCGAGCAGCTTCTACTGTAGGAGTAGCAGCCTCGACCTCTGTGCTTTGTGGCTCTGGTGCTTTGTCTTCCACAATAGCCTCGCTTTCTTTGGTTTCGATTGGTGTCTCTGCTTCGTTTTCACTAGCAGCAACTTTAGTTACTTGCGCAGCGGTAAACGCTGGCGATTCGACTAGGCTAACCTCACGTAAAGTTGCGCTAGTTACATATAGATAATCTTTTTTCTGGATTGACTTGTTTACATCTACTCCAACAGATAATCCATCAATTAACTGCTCGCCTGCAAGTATTAGAGCATCTTGACCTTGCATTGATGCGCTGATTTTAAATGATGCGTAGATGCCATCTTCTGCCTGGTTAAATTTTTGCATTCTACCGATAGGGCGCTCTGCACTGTGTTGCATAAGCATCTTAACTTTGCCTGGGTCACCGATCTCAATAGAGCCTTTAGCAAAGACCACTTTACCTACTGAGGTATTGCCTACTTCTTCAAATGGCACAATTTTGCCAGCGATTATTCTGCGCTCTGTATCCGCAGCTTCTACCTGGCTACTGAATGTAAGTATCATCGTCTTCTTCTCTTCCGTTAGGTGTTAGGCTTTCCATTTCTTTTGCATCATCTATATCGATTAAACCTAAATTAAGCATTTTCTCTAATGCTTCTAGTCGCTTCATCGTGTCTGCTCTTAAAAACGATTCTTCGATTTTGAATTTTACAGAATGTCCTCGTGCGGTGACGTCATCCATACTGAGTCTGTCCTCAATCGCACAAATAAATGGCTGTAATGAGTAAGCGACAAACTCTTTGCGACCATCGATAATGTTTTGATACGTCATACTGTTATTCATATCGGCAGATATGTAATAAGCAGGCACGTTCATAGCTCTAGCAATTTGCGTCGCTAAGTATTGCTGACTGTCGTTGTACATCATATCTTTAGGAGAAAACCCTGTGGTTTCGTATGATAATGTGCTAGTTAAATATGCCGTGCTTCTATTTTGTCTGCTTTGCTTCCATTGTGCTAATAATCCTGATACCTGAGCTTCTGGCAAATCTGCACCAGTGTTTTTGATGTAACCAGATGGCATCGGAGTTGCGGCTGCTACAGCTGCGGCCTTTTCAATATCTAAAGCTGATTGAATTGTGCGTGCTGCTGTTGTTAATACACCTTGTGTTAAGCCTTGGAATGTTATCAACGATCCAATGCCGCTCATTGGTGCTCTTACGCCATCTACAAAGTATTCTTCTATTTCTGTACCAAATTTATTTGTAGTAAATGTAACTCGATTATTAGCGACCCACTCAAATCGTGATGGTCTTAAATCATCTGCATATAATTCTGTTACACGCCAATAAGCAACACCATAAAACAACAAACTATCGACAGTCCAAGAAATTGTGACGGATCTTGGTTGCCGATAGTCTGGTTGGTCGATCCAGAGAGGGTTCCCCAACTCCTCACCATTAGACTTTTTGTAAAGTTTTAATGGCAAGTAAGAAACTACACCAGCTATAAGATTTCTGCAACGTGAAACGGCAGGTACTTGCATAGCAAAATTACGATCTAATCCACCAGGAAAATTACCAACACCAGTTGTAAATGAACCATAGCCATAGGCTGTGTCCATAATGGCAGGGGCGTATTGCGCTTGGACAGTTTCAGTTTTTTTGGTTATACCCAAAGCAGACAATAGACCCATATGTATACTTTATACCATAAATCGGACTATTGGTGCAAATTACACAAAGATTTGCGCAGTTTGTTGTGGTTTTGTTAATTGACTTACAACCATAGCCAGTGATATAGCGGCAGTAACATCGCCAGCGGATTTTCTACGTATTATGCGCCAGCCAGCATCGTTAGTTTTAGCAGCACAGTTATTTAAGTGCTGTACTAGCTCTGCCTGCCCAGAATGGACTACTCGATTATTAGCCAGGCCATCGGCTAGGTCTGAGCACGCCTGGTAAAACGCCTGGCCCGATACGTCTTGTAATCTCCAGCCGCTTTGCTCTAATCTGGTAGCAATAGTTTGCGTGGCGTACTTGTCATAACAGATAGTGTGTGGATGGTACTTACGTGCCCACTCATTTATGTCACTAGCCATTTTAATTTCATCTATCGCAATATCGCTGTGCCACAGCTGTGCTAATCCGACTGCTATCTTGCCATCTTTGACCTGACCCATAACCAAGGCACCTGATCGCCTAGTAGGTGCAATATCAAATGCCATAATTGTCTGTGGCCCAACAGGTATCTCTAGGCTGCTATCGCTGCACTGCTCGATTGATCCATAGACCCAGGGACTCACAGTGCTATCGATCCACTGGCATAACATCTCAGTACGTGTAGCTTCTATGCTGTTAGTGTTTACAGCTTCTTCCAATGTTTCTTCTGTTACTAAATATCCCAGGGCTGGATTTGCCATAGCCCAGGCTTTTCTATCGTGAATTTTACAATGCTGTGGTGCTGACCATTCATAATAACCCAAAGTCTTTGGCGGATAAGATAGTGAACGCTCTCTAAGATCATTAAGAACTGTGCTAAAGCCATCACCTGCGTTACTGGTCATTAAAGTCATCGAATTAGGTCTTGCACGTGTTACTGGTAATGCAGCTGTAAAGGCTTCCTCACTCCACTCACGTAACTCATCAAGATATAAGAAGTCAGCGGTTTTTCCACGAGGTGCATCTCTAGTAGCAGCTGCGATCTCATACCTAGCACCATTTTTTAATGTAATAGATTCTTGACCATTGGCCAGGCGTATCTGCCTTACTTGATCTTTCAAAAATGGATTGTCCTCTATAGTAAATGCAACGTTTCTAAATGTATCTAATGCCATATTGCGGTTAGATGACATACCCAGGACATTCTTAGAGTCCCAAATAAATAAATGTGCCAATATAAGCATTCTAGCCAAATGAGTCTTGCCCGATTGTCGACTTACAAGAATGAGCCCAGTCTTCTTGATCCACATATCATTATCATCTACAGATAACAGGTCATCTAGCACCCAGCGTTGCCAGGGTATTAACGGCAAGCCTATTTTCTCAGCTAGATCGGCAACCTCTTGCGACCTTGTGCGACCTTTAAGTAAAGGCGTGTGGATTCTAGGCTCAGTGCTGCCAATTAGCCCGACCCCTCGTGAGGTCTGTTTTATTTCCGTATCATTTTGCATCGAAATCAAGCGTATCAGGTTTATTAAATGGTGAGTCTGGCACTGTTCGGACTGTCTCAGGGAGAGAAGGTT